TTATTCCTGGATTGAGGTTCGCCGTGAGACCAGTGCATCTGACCGCTTAGTGGACTTCACGGACGGCTCCATCCTGCGTGCATCTGACATGAACGTGTCCCAGGTGCAGACGCTGCATGTGGCCGAAGAGGCCCGGAACGCAGTGACTGACACCATTGGTACTGACACCAACGGGAACCTCGATGCCCGTGGTCGCCGCATTGTTAACTTGTCGGACGCAAGCCTGGACTCTGATGCCATCACCTACGGTCAGGTCAAGAGCCTGGGCACTGGTGCGTACCAGTCGGCTAATGCTGCGAAGGCCAGTGAGAATGCTGCGAAGGCCAGTGAGAATGCTGCTGCGTCCTCTGCACTCGCTGCGTCCAACTCAAAGAACGCTGCGGCTGCATCTGAAGTGGCCTCCCTCGCCTCAAAGAACGCTGCTGCTGCATCTGAAGGAGCCGCTCTTACATATAAGAACGCTGCGGCTGCATCTGCCGGTGAAGCATTGAACTCAAAGAACGCTGCGGCCACCTCTGCGAGTGAGGCTCTATCGTCGAAAAACGCTGCGGCCACCTCTGCGGGTGAAGCGGCTCTCAATGCCAGCACAGTCCTGTCCCACATTGCGTCCTATGGGGCAAACCCCGTTGGAACAATTGTGATGGCACTCAAGGATGTGCTGCCTGGGCACCTTCTATTGAATGGGGCCACGTTCGATCGGACAGAGTACCCAGAGTTGTACGGGTATCTTGGCACCAATGTGCTACCTGACTGGCGCGGGCGTTATCTGAAGGGAGCTGATGGGACTAACCTCGGCACGTTTGCAGCAGGGACCATGCCGTCCCATACCCACACAACCCCAGATCACACACATACAACCCCAGATCACACACATACAGGCGCAACGGAATCGGCAGGTGTCCACCGGCACGGAGGCTCCACATCCGCTGGAGGCTCCCACAAGCACGGTATCTACGCCAGTGGTAACAACACGTCATATGGACGTCAGGGTACAGGTAGTGGCCCAGGCGACTGGACAGCCAGTACTTCTTTGGCAGGCGATCACACTCACAGCATTGAGACTTCCTTGGATGGTGCCCACACCCACGCGGTGACTATCTACTCAGGTGGTGGAGGTACTACGGGTTCTGCTGGTGGCGGTACTACTGGTTCTGCTGGTTCGGGTAACACAGTGGAAACTAACCGCATCCATGTGAACTTCTTCATTAAAGCTAAAGGACTCGCTCAGGCGTAAGGAGACCTTAATGATTCAAATCGACTTCAACAACGGGATTGTCCAAGCGACTCCCGTTGCTGGGGCGGCTGCTACTGATGCAGTAAGCCGTCTCATCTTCGGCCTCACCTTGAACGAGTGGTTCTACGTGAGTGCAATCCTCTACACAGTCGTAATGACCGGCCTCGCTGTCTATAAGGCCGTCAAGGAGACCAAACCAAAGGAGTGACCTTATGTCCCAATCCGTCCTTGAGCAACTGCTTGAGGCTATCGACACAGAGACTGGGCGCAACCTGCTGGCTGACCTCAGAGACCCTGAACGCCGCACCCCTCAGCTCTACAACGCCGTAGGCAAATACCTCGACCGTCACAAGTTCACCATCCAGAAGCTCCAGCCTGATGCAGGCCTTCTGGGAGCACTCGCTGCTGCCCTGGATGAAGTACCCGACCTGACGGAAGAAGAACAAGTCAGACACTAAAAGGAATTTGAATGAGAGCCCTCATAGCCAAAGCTGTGGGGGCTTTTTTCGTTGTGGCCTTGGTCATGGGATTGACCTTCGCCTGGGGATACTCAGTGCGTGACCACAAGGCTGAACAGGAAGCCCTCACAGCTCAAATCACTTTCCGGGAACAACTTGATAAGGAACGCAAGGCGTCCCAAGGAGAACTCGATGCAATCTCAAAGCAATGGCAACAAAAACTTAAGGATCATCAAGCGGATGCTGCTGGCACTGTCGCTAAGCTGCGTGCTGATGGTGTCCGGCTGCGGGTCGAACTCGCAGATGCCCGTGTGTGCGCAGTCACAGGTCACTGTGGACCCGACTCTGATGGTAAAGCCGAGCTATCAAACCGAGCTGCTGAATTTCTTATCGGACAAGCCAAGCGAGCCGACGACCAAGTAGAGGCCCTCCAGGCCGTCATCAGGTCCCTCCAAAAGGAGGTGGCCCATGAGTAACGATCAGAAGCAGCTTGATCGGATGAAGGCTGACTTTGTGGCCTTCCTGTTCGTCCTCTGGATGGCCCTGGGGCTCCCTAAGCCCACACGGTGCCAGATCGACATGGCCCGCAAGCTGAGCGCCGGGGATAACCGAAGGTTCATCCTCCAGGCGTTCCGAGGGATCGGCAAGTCCTTCATCACCTGTGCCTTTGTGGTCTGGAAGCTGTGGAACGACCCACAGTTGAAGTTCATGATCGTCTCAGCATCCAAGGAACGTGCGGACGCCAACTCGGTGTTCATTAAGAGGATCATCGACCTCCTACCGTTCCTCCACGAGCTGAAGCCACGTCCTGGTCAGCGGGACTCCACCATCAGCTTCGACGTGGGGCCTGCCAGTCCTGACCACTCGCCATCCGTTAAGTCCGTGGGTATCACTGGTCAATTGACTGGTAGCCGTGCTGACATCCTCATCGCGGATGACGTGGAGGTCCCCAACAACTCAGCCACTCAGGCAGCTCGTGATCGACTCGGGGAACTCGTCAAGGAGTTCGATGCGATCCTGAAGCCTGGAGGAACGATCATCTACCTGGGGACCCCTCAGACAGAGATGACCCTCTACCGTGAGCTGGAGAACCGTGGCTACACGACCACTATCTGGCCTGCCCGGTATCCAAAGGACTGGAAGGACCTGGAGAACTACGGGATTCGCCTTGCCCCTATGCTCCACAAGGAGCTGATGGAGAACCCCGAGGCGCTCTTCTGGAGCCCTACAGACCCTATACGCTTCGACGATACGGACCTGAGGGAACGTGAGCTGTCCTACGGGAAGGGTGGTTTTGCCCTCCAGTTCATGCTCAACCCGAACCTCTCGGACGCTGAGCGATACCCTCTGAAGCTGCGTGATTTGATCGTAGCGGCCTTGGATGGCGAGAAGGCACCTCTGACCTACCAGTGGCTCCCAAACGCCTCTAACGCGCTTGAGGACGTCCCTAACGTGGGCCTTAAGGGTGATCGTTACCATCGTTACCAGGAGGCCAGTTCGAGCTTCATGGCCTACGAGTCTCGTATCCTGGTGATCGACCCCAGTGGTCGCGGTAAGGACGAAACAGGGTATGCCGTACTGTTTCAGCTCAACGGCTACATCTACCTGATGGAGTGGGGTGGATTCCGGGGAGGCTACGAAGACAAGACCCTGGAGGCTCTCGCTAAGATCGGCAAGAAGTGGAAGGTCAACGAGGTGGTCATTGAGGGCAACTTCGGTGACGGTATGTACCTCAAGCTATTCAGCCCTGTGATGACCAAGACGCACCGTTGCACCATCACTGAGGTGAAGTCCAAGGGTCAGAAGGAACTTCGCATAGCGGACGTTCTGGAGCCTGTAATGGGCAGTCACAAGCTGGTGGTCCAGGAGGCTGTCATTGAGGATGACTACAGGTCCGCCTGTAACGCCGATGGGCAGTTCGATGTGCGCTACTGCGGGTTCTACCAGCTCACAAGGCTCACAAGGGACCGTGGCGCATTGGCCCACGATGACCGCCTGGATGCCCTCGCCATTGGTGTCCAGTTCTTTGTGGAGAGCATGGAGAAGAACAGCGAGGAGGGCTCACGGGAGCTTCTCGGGGAGTTCATTGAGCTGCACATGGAGAGCGACCTATACGGGTACGCTGAGGTCCGCTCGATGGAAGTCATGGGAGGCGATGTGACCATCCGCTGGGAGGATGACGATGGTGGGTTTGGCTCAAACTACCTCGGCTGAAGCCCTTGATCCACGGGGCCTCCAAAAACCCTCACTATAAGGGAAGGGGGGCCTAAAGGTTATATATAGAGATTCCTCCTATAGACACCTTTAGGTCCCTCCTTTCGCCTTCATCTTAAAGTCCTCACTACAGACAGATAGGAGCGTAATGGTATGCGTATGGCCCAGGCTGTAAGCGTCCTAAAGGCCATAGCGACCAGTCGTGTCACCTACCGATTTCTCGGTGTTGTTCTCACTGCTCTGGGTGTGTCTCAAGGGGCATCACTCAGCTCAGGCTTGGAGACTGCCCTTTGTCTTCTCCTTGGTGGCTGTGGTCAGTGACGTAGTAATGGTGGTGATCCTCATCCGAACAATGAGCATCACCTATATCCCTTAGACCCCAAAGGAATCCTTGAGGGCCTGTTCGAGCTTCCCTACAGCCAGACGCATATCGCCACCATAAAGGTCGAACGTAATGGTCTGTGAGCTATGCCCCAAGATGTCCTGGACGATGCTCACTTGTATCCCCTGGTGTTTCATTAAAGACGCCAAGGAGTGCCGTAGGGAGTGGTACGTCAGGCCCTCACCGGATTCAAGGTCAAGGATGTCCCTCAGGGTCTCATTGAGTACCCTCGTGAAGTTATGACTTACACGATCAAACAACTTCTCAGTCTCACACCCCTCAACGAACTCAAGGAATGCCTTTAGGTCAAACCCATAGGCTCCATCCACAAGTGGCACTAAGCGAACCGAGTGTTTGTTCTTTAGGGTCTTCCCATTGTTCTCGTTAATGTCGATGACGGTAACGTCACCTACCTTACGGACATCCGCCTTGGTCAACTGGAAGACCTCCCCAATGCGAGCCCCAGTGATGACCCCTAAGGACATCGCCCAGCGCTTCCAGGAGTGAACAGGGAGGTCTGCCATTGCATCCATCACCTTCTGGGTCTGCTCAGCGGTGAATGCCTTACGACCACTCTCAGCGCCCTTGGTGATCTTTAAGCCCTTGTTGTAGGTCTTTTCGAGATACCCACTGTTTACCGCCCAGGTGAAGATCGTGGACAGACGGGTCAACAACTTGTTCACCGTGAGTGGCTTACGTCCAGGCATTAGGGCTGCCTTGAGGTTCGTCATGTGCTCCCTGGTGTGTTCCTTGAGGTTCAGTTCAACACCATCCTCATTAGTCAGTGCAGCCGTAAGTGTCTTACAGGCACTCTTCATGTCCCTCAGGGATGCAGGCTTCAACTGGTCCTGCTGCTCAGCCAGATAGAGTTCCGATAGGGTACTGAAGGTAATGACATCAGGAGCCTTTGAGACAGCCTCCTGGGCCTGCTTTAGGGCGACCTCAGGTACTGGCTCAGGGGCACTGTTAATCTCCTCCTCAAGGGTCTCTATGAGATCAGCCAGTGGGGTAGGGTCCTTATGGACCAATCTGGCCTGGAATCCCTTAACGACCTCGATAGCGTTCCTGTAGGCCTTCACTAAGGCTGGGGTCATGGGCTGCGTAGCGCCTATGTAGCTAAGGTCCTCAAGTACCTCAGTGCATTCCAAGGCTTTGGCCTCACGATCCTCAAGGTCAATCATCTCCCACAGGGATTGCTCTGCGAGTTCCTTTAGGGAAACCCTCAGCTCCTCCCAGGTGGCATCAGGTTGATCCAGGTGAAACATATGGAGAGTGGACTGGATTCTTCGACTACGACGCATAGCGGCTTCTCTGTGACGTGTGCGTAATGACAGTGTGATGGTCCCTTTAGATTTTCCCGCTGGTCGGACCCTTAAGTAGTAGACTCCAGTGCGTCTATAGACCCAAGGTGGTCCCAATGGGCACGCTAAAAGGTGACAGTTTTCTAACACTATTCTAACATTCCGGCCTAAATTCAGGCTATTACCAGCAGTCTTCATAAAGAAAATCCTAAGCAAATCATGCGTTTAGGTCTATGAAGAGGCAAAGATGGAGGGTCCACCTTGGTAGAGTACGTAGTTTCCCTCGATAAGCTCGGCGCCCATGACGTGGAGCATGTGGGGGGCAAGAACGCATCCCTCGGCGAGATGATCAGTAATCTTGCAGGCGCTGGTGTTTCAGTTCC